TCGCTTTCCCAACACTTTTTACTGCTGATATCGCTAGTGTAAGTTCTGCTATCATTAGCCACCTCTACCACCACCAATAGACTGGACGTAAAAACCTAGATTTAAATTTAAATAAACTAAGTATTCTTACGAACATCACGGCGCAGCAGGCCATGTTACATCAGCAGCATCAAAGCCATCTGTTGCAGGTAGATCTCTTAGTAGTTTTCTGTAAGCAATCCATTTATTCTTATCTCCATCGCTTAGTGCTGTATCGCTAGCTTGCGTCCAATCACAGCTAATTAACAAATCACTGCGATTTTGATTAAATTTAGCTAATGCTAACGCTGCAACGGCAGCATTATATGCTGATGCATTATAAGTAACTGTCTTTTCATCAAGGTCAGCAACAAAATACTTATTGTTGCCATCTGGCATTTCTACATAAAAAGCTTTTGAGTAGCCCTCGCCCACCATAATTAAGCGCATTGCTTCCGCTTCCGCTTCTGTCCCTGCCCTATTTTCACCTGTGATTTTACCGTCTGAATCACAACTTGCGACAATTAAATAGCTCATGCTGAAGTTTTCCTTCTAAATAGTAGAAACGTCCCTGTTTCAAAATCAGACGCATCTGTGTTAACACGCAAACCTGTAACGACTGTCGCTGATGTATGGCGAGTAGAATTAAGATTAAACTCAAGGTTCCCACTAGCATCATCGTTTGCAAGCGAACAAAAAGCTGTCGTTTGTTCATTTGCTCCAGGGTTTAAAATAAGCATCTTCAAGTCCCAAGTTTCAGCTACCCCTGCATTCCCCCCTGTCCCTGTTTGATCTATATTAAAACCATCTGTTGCTATATCTTGTTGGGCAGCTTTTGCGGTTCCAGCGAAAGAAGCACTTTGACAAGTGTAATTTGATGTTAAAAATGTTGGACCACCGCCTGAACCAACCTGAATTGTAATATTACCTGCGGCTATATCAGCAGTGTTGTTAACTTGTCGGCAGATTATTTCATAATCATAACCAGCAGCGACAGTGTGAGCAAACGTCATCGTAGCATCAGAGGAGGCTGTTAAGGTTTCAACAAATTCAAATCCTCCTCCAGCCGCTGCCGCCGACTCCATCAAAGCAGCAACACCAGCACCACCAGATGTAAGCACTTGTCCATCTGAGCCTGTGGCGATATAAGCAGGATCACCGCTGGCATCAATACCGATTAAATTGCCGTCCGTGCCACCCGCCATTTTAGCGAGGGTAACGGCGTTATCTGCGAGTGCGGCTGTTGAAACGGAACCCGCCCCTAAAGCCGCATTACCTGACATAAATCCGGGCATAATATTATTCCTTTACGTTTGAATTAGATAGCTGATTGAGACTTCAATCGTGCTGGCGTTTTCAGCAATGAAGTCTAGGGTGTCGCTTGCATTTAGGACAATCTTTGCACCGTTAAGTAGGTCAAGACTGTCGTTGATTGGAATTTCAATCTGGTGAATAATTTCACTGTCAACTCCCCCAGATCTGTTTACATCGCAAGTCAGCCAAGACCCTGTGTCAGCATGAATGTTCGCCGCCGCTAGGCCAATCACGGTTATTGTCTGAGAGGATGTAGCTGTCAACCCCGCCACAACACCCGTTGTGACCAGATAACCTTTACCTGTTAATACTTCTGCCATTTTTTTATCCTAATGCTAAGACCATGCCAAGACCGACACCGCCGAGGTTTGTGAGAGAGGTAGATGCGGAGCCAACATCTGATAAATTATTTGAGGCCAATAAGTCACCTGTGCCTGAACCAGTATTGCCTTTATCTCCTGCTCTTGAAAAAGATAGGTGTACTAAATCGCCATCAGAAATAGTTCCTACACTTGCAACATGAGCTACGGGAATTTTAGAGTACGTGCTTGCTGAAGTAACGCTGCCGTTCACGTTAAACATATGATAATTTTCAGGAGCAACTTTCTTTTTAACTGTAATTCTTCCTTTAATTGTACTGCCAGAATCATCAAAAGTATCTACAAAAGTATTAACATTTGCTCCATCAGCATCTACATCATCAATATAAACTATTGAAGCTGAAGCAACTGTTCCATGATTATAAAATACTTTTCCTACTCCTTGATCTGCATCTGTTGTTGTAGATTCAAATGCAAATGCAAGACCTTCTCCAGAGCCTTGTGCTCCAGTAGGTCCAGTACTACCAGTACTTCCAGTTGCTCCTTTATCTCCAGTCTTTATAAAGTTAACTGTAACAGGATCTCCATCTGCTAATGTTCCTGCACCAATTACATAATTGACGGGAATTTTATTATAACCAGTTGCATCGGTAACGGCCCCGTCAATTTCAAATAAAGCATAGTTTACAGCAGAAGCTTTTTGTATAACGTATATATACCCTCGACTTGCAGTAGTAGTACTATCATCCCAAGTTTGTGCAAAGGTAGAAATATTAGCACTGTTAGTATCTGCATCATCTACATAAATAATAGTTGCTGATGCTACGGCAGCATTAAACCAAACTTTACCAGCCCCTTGATCTGAATCTGTTGTAGTGGTTTCCATAAGCATGGACAAACCAGGAACTTGACCAGTTGCTGATGTTAATTGAGCAAGGTTAACTCCATCTGTAGAAGCAGTTCCAGAAGCAACATTAATAATTTTTTGACTATTTACATCTAACGATGCAGACATAGTATTAGGAGAAGAACCATCACGACTAAGAGTCTTTTCCATTGCTACTTCTACAGCTGCAAAGTTAGCATTTATTTGACTAATAGCTGTAGATTCATTTGTAAGAGAAGTTAAATCAGTTGCGGTTAATTTAGGCATTAGCTTACATCCACTAAAATAGTTACAGTTGCAAAAGCGGTACTAGTATCTGTTCCACCATTTCCTGCAATTTCTATTGCTTGTCCTGCGGTTACAGTCCTAGCTCCAGTAGGACTAGCTAAATCTATATCACCAACAGCAGAACTGGCTGTAGCAATTGTTATAGCCCCATTAGTAATGTTAGTTCCTGCAATCTGAGGAGTTAAAACTACATCAGCAGTTGCAATTGCTTGATGTAGGACAGTATAAATTTTAGTAATAATTCCAGCTAAAGGGCAGACAACCCACCAAGATTGTGCGGTAGCTATATCGTCAAGTTGAAGATTTAAAGTAAGTAAATTTACGTTTTTAATACTTGCTGTATTAATTTGCCCTGAAGCAACTTGTTGCCATGTGCCTGAACCTGAACCATTTGACACATACACTGTATTAGAGGAAGCACTGTTAGCTCCTTTAGGTTCATGGATATCAGAGCCAGTTAAACTTGCATGTTGTACATTTGCCATTGATTTCCTCTAAAAATTAAAGATACCAAGGTATGGACTTACAAGCTAAATATGCTACGCCAGTTGACCTTGGATATCTAAAGACTAGTTATTGTTATTAATCGTGTGAGACTTTATAACTAATAACTAGTTCCGCAAGACCAGCGGTAAATGCCGCTGTGTTAAACCCTGCCGATACTGGTAGGGGTAGTCCATCAGAAGAACTAACAATAGTATTAATTTGTGCTCCATTGCAAACAATTCTAACATTAGCAACTAGAGTACCTACTGCAATTGCAGCATCAATACCATTATCGTCCTTAGTACTATACGTACCATCTCCATCATCAAGCATAGTGCCGACATCAAGAGTGGCTGATCCACCAGATGTAAAGGCAGTAGCTCCGACAGTCAGGATTGCACTTTCAATATAAGAGCCACTAGGAATAGTAACTTTTTTATCTATAGGTGCATCTGTCGTTGGAACTTCTGTACCTGTGATTGTCAAACGGACTTGTTGGAGGTCACCAAATGTTTTTAAATCACCACCTTTTAGTTCAGTAGCTTTAGAGGTTCCATAACGAACTTCTAATCCATCACTATTTACATTAATAGTCATATTAAATCCTCCTATTAAACTTGGTCTGTGTCGGACAAGACACAAACAAGATTTTCAGGACGGAAAAGTTTTACGCCATAACGAGCAGTAACAACATATTCATCACGTTGTTTGTCTTTATTAAACTCGCTATCAACTTTAGGCATTTGTCGCCATGCACCAATAAATGGTAGAACATCACTAGCGGCTGAGAAAAACATATTTGCTTTACCAGCAGCAGTAGTTATACCACCAATTGCTTCATTAGCATCAGCTAAATTATTGCTGACATAAACATCAAAGCCAAAGATATTTTTTACAAACCGCATACCTGTCGCTATACCTGAAGAAACAACACCTTCCCACATTGGGTTATTGGATATATTAGCAATATTTGAAAGTGTATTAATTGTATATTCAACAGAAGGATCAACAATTGCAACCAAGTCTGTGTCTGGAACATTAGCTGTCTTTAGGCTATGTCTTGCTTTAGCAAAATCAGCAACCGTAAAGACTTCGTTTGTTCCTGTAGCACAGAATCTATGGTCAGCACCGTTAATTGCATTAACATTTGCTGAAGTTTGTGCAGATTCTAAACCAAGAATTTTAGCCTCAACCTGCTCCATAATAGCACGTTGTTGTTTAGGAACAAACTGAGAAACCAGTTGGTTCATATAGTACATATCTTGTTTAGCTTTTTCAGTTATGTAGATACCAGAAGCCAAGTACTCTGTAATTGTAAAAGTGAATTGACCAGTATCCAAAGGTGCATAACTAATTTGATCGTTTTCAGTATAGGTTTCTACTTGGGCTTGCCCGATAGAAGGAACCTTAAACGTATCGCCATCAGGGAATTCAGTCATCCAGTTAACATAGCTTTGAGCCATGAGTTCGTCTTCAAGAACATCCTTTAGTTGAGAAGACCAGACTTCACTCCGAGTAAGATGACCTACGTTACTAGTAGTCATTGCCATTTTGTCTTACCTCGTATTCATTAAGCGTAAAATTTTTCAGACCCAAGCTCTTCCCTAGAAGTAAGTATTTGATTCTGAATTTCAGGAGTCCAATACTTACGTGGGTTTTCTTTTCTAATTATATCATAGTACTTTTTAGTACCAACTTGAGCCGTCTGTATTTGTGTAACATTTTGTAAACTCTCAGTATTAACTGAAGAGGTTGTTACACTTGCGTTTTTTTGAATATCAGATTCATTTAATCCGACAGTATTGAAGAAAGCAGATGGACTTGTTTTGGCTACGTCCTCAAGAAAACCAGGATTAACTCCTAACTCTTGAGCTTTGTTTACTAGCCAATTACCAGCCTTATCTCCAAACATTCCTACTAACTTATTGTCTACAGCTTTTAGATTTTCTTGTTTGGTTTCTTCACTACGAGTTGACTCTAAGGTCTTTTTTACCAACTCTTCTACTTTGTCTTCGCTTAATGAAGGAGTGGTATTCTCCCTCTCTTGCTGGACGGAATTTTTAGATTCTTCTTGAATTTTAGCTAGAACTTCTTCTGAGGTCAGACGTTTATCTAGCTCTTCCCGTAACCCACTTAGTTCAGATTTAAGCTGATCTATAAAAGTATCAGCTTCTAATTTACCTTTTGCTAAATCTTCAGCAGTTTTAAATTTACGTTCATCTCCAACTAAAGTATTAAAAACACCCGGTTGTTCAACTTCTTGTGTGTTCTCACTTGGGGTAACAGCGGCAGTTTGGTCAAATGCAGACATAGACTTTGGTCCCTTTCTATGTTAGTTCTATACTAATTATAACAAATTATTTTTTAATTGTCAATGGTAAAAGTTCTTGTATATCTTTTATTGCTCTATTATACCCATTTTGATCTGCTTGAAAGTATGCCCAAGATGGATTTAAATAATCTATTTCTTTTTGTTTGCTTACTTTATTTTCTAGTATTGTGTTTAACTTATCCCATAAAGAGCTTGCATTTAAAAGATAGTCTTTAAACCTCTCCTTCTCCTTCTGATCCTTCAGGTGGGAGAGCCATAGGGTCGATAGGTTGTTCTTCATTCGGTACTCCAGACATTTCATTTGCAAACGCTTGGTTTGAATCTACATCTCTTTGTGCAGAGTTAACTAACTTTTGAGTTTCTTGTTGTTCAAAGATACGTACATTTTCTTTATAGATACCATACTTTTCTAAATCAAGCACCTCTTCAATTAACTGAGCCATTTTCTTTCCAGACAAATGAACATTAATAGAAGGGTCTTGTCCAATAGCCGATCCTGCAAGTTGAGTTAAATTCTGAAGTAAGTTAGCTTTAGCTGCAAAATGTCTAGCTCCTACAGGGTAAACTCTACCATTAGCAGTTAAATCATCCTTTGTAATATTTTCAAATATCTGGACTCCTAATGCGTCATCAATAGATTTTACAACATCTTTAGAGTTTAAGTTACGCCTTGCAACGGATAACATATCGTTAAGCAATGGCTCTACAAACATTTGTTCAAAGTAATTAATTTTATTTTGGAAGATTCTTCCAGAAGCATTCTGTAATGATTGAACTTCAAAGGCTGTTTTTTCACCGGGAGTACGCATACCCATAGCTTGTTTAGGTGCGCCTGCCATTTCTTCCATACGGTTTTCCATTACCGCAATTTGTGTATCTGCATTAAGAGCAGTAGGATCAGGACGTATAAAATCAACATTGCCATCATCCCCCACATAAATTCTTTCATTAGGGCCGTAGTCAAAGTCTTCTACGTAACCTTGAATTTTCATAACAGGGTGAGCAATTAAATCAAATACGTCAGCTTTTAAATTTTCTAAATGGTCAATACGGTATTGCATACCTACAAGGTTATCTAGTGGCCCCATTGCATATAAGTTATCAGGGCGTAACCTCCAACCAACATGACGTACAATTGATTTACGCCAAGTAGGATTAGGTATCTTACGTAAAATATGTTTACGATCTACGATAGTAATGATATGATCTTTATATAATTTGTTTTCGTTCTGATCATATATGTCTCCTATAAATTCTAGAAGCTCCACATAACCAGACTGATAATAATGATGGATAGAGCTAAAGCCGTCAATTTGGTATGCTTCGGACTTTGCTGTATCTTGCTCACTAGCTGTTTGTACTTTTTGTCTATTGTTAACCACCAATTTAAAAACATCTTCTAAATACCCCTTTTCTGGATTCTCATCTAGTTCAACTTTAAGCTCCCCTAAAGTTTTAATTGATCTTACTATCTTTGGTGCAGAATCAAAATTATTTGCTAAAGGATTAAACACTAAATCATAAGGGCTAATTCTTACAACCTTTGGTCCTACAAAACCTGGGAACTCTTCTCCTGTTTCTTCATCTACACGGGATTCATCATAGTAATCTACAGTTGCAAATGCATTACCATAATCAATAAAATCGTAAGCTAGTTGTGACAGGACGTTACGGAAATTACCTTGACGGGTTTTATTTTTTAAGTAAGATTCAATAATCCTGCGCTTATCACCATCTGCACTTTCACGATCATCAGCTTCATAGTTTAACCAATTGTCATTAGGAAACAAAGCAGCCATATAGTTAGCGTGAAGGTTATCTCTAATCTGTGTAAGTTTTGGAGTAGTAGTGCTATTCTTCCAAGGGAGTTTATTATTACTTGTATCTTTTGTACTGGTTGCAAAAAGATAGTTGCGTAGCTCTTTCTTTTCATCTACCCAAGCATTGCGTAACATATTCCATTCTACAAATTGATTCGCAATTGCTTCTGCAAATTTATCTACGCCATCAATAATATCTACAATGTCTAAAGTTTTTCCTGCCATAATAGCTCCAAAAAATTATCCGTAAGAGACTCCACCGAATCTAGAATTAAAAATAGGAACAACATTTCCCTTATGTTTATTCCTCATTCCCTGTGCTGGGGGTACTGCAATTTCTATAACAGCGGCTAAAGCATCTTTAACGTCATCATGCGGAGGTTTATCAGACATTAATTCATCTTCTAAAATCTGGCAATTTCCTCCGTAGTAATGCCAAATAGATAAGTTATCATACCGGGGTTCGAGGATAGCGCGTATTCTTTCTTCCTTTGACCCTTGATGCCGAGTAGGGGAATGCTCATCAATACTAAGGGACAAACCATTTTGTTTAATATATGAGTATTTTAACTCTTGTACAATTGCTTTTTGTGCTGCAGTTACTTCAGCACGTAGTTTTCTAAAGTCCCATTTAGTATGGGCTTCTAAAATTTCTTTGTAGTAATCAATAATCTTTTCAGTTTTAAATCTAATAATATCTAAAATATAATAGTTATTATAACTATCAACACCAATAACAACAATAGCTGTACTGTCTGCACGTTTACTTAAACTATATGCAAAGTCAATAGAAGCGAATACATTTAAACGCTCTGACTTATGATACCATACTCCACCACTACGTGTCAAGAATTGTTTATCATAGTATTGAAATTTGTCAGATGATATACCTGAACCTTCTGGGTTATTAGGATTGTTGTAGTACTGTGCATAGAATTGTGTTCTGTCTAGATACTTCCCTCTTTTTTGAGATAAGATAGTACGATCAAATCCAAACCATTTACCGTCACCACGTTGTTGTCTAGGCCAACAAAACTCACCTGTACCATCTCCTAAATCTTCTACTTGACGTTCAAATTTTTCATATAAAGATTCGTAATATAACACTTCTCCTTTATCATTATATATTTCACATTCCATTTCTGTCAAGTCATTGTACAAATCTTTAGGATGGTATCGAGTACCTACAACCCATTCTTCAGCTTCTGTTCCTTCAATCGAAGATAATAAAGAGTACTGCGATTTGACTTTGTTTCTTCCTTCATTGGTATAGGCGTTTTCATATACAACGACATCATCCATAACGGCAACATCACAGTGTAGCCCAGTAATACTAGTAGTAAGGCCAGCAGTAAAAATAGATGGATCACGAACGCCCTCTTTTTTCCTTGACGGGTGGTCTAAAGATATCTCTCCGTTAGTCCACTTCTCTCGTTTAGCTTCTTCTTTGTTAACCATTTCAGGCCAATAACGTCTATATATTTTAGATGTAAGAATATCTTTTATAAACTTTAATTGTTTTTCAGCTAGGTTAGCTGTAGAAGAAATAAAAAGAATACGATGATCTGGGTGATTAGTTAAGTACCAAGCAGCTTTGTATGCTATCAATCTTGACTTTTGATGATCTCTAGGGAGCAGGGTTAATTGGTATTGTTTTTTATTTTGCCTGGTCCACCATTGGCAAAGCTCTTTATGTACTTGACCTAATACAGTTTGAGGTGCAATAAGATGGATAAAAGAAACTAAACTTTGTTCTGCTGCTATTTTAATTTCATCTTTAGGGTCATTCATTTTTAGAATCTTTAACCAAATGTAGCCCTAGGCGTGCAGCATCTTCACCTATTTCAGACTCTAGTTTAGCTGCAATCTTTAATTCTCTGTGGAGTTCTTCCTTGCTTGGACGGCCCCGTTTGTTATCTGACTTCTTCCATTGCCCTTCTGCTAAAAACTTAGCGGCATGGAATTTAGATTTACCATCTATAGCTTCCTGTGCGACAAGTCTAATTCCTTTAGAGCGTAAAGAAACTTCTAACTCTATGGGCCAATCCTCAATAAAAGTTTTAATTGCAGCAGAAGATTTAATTTTAATCCAATGATTCCAAGAACCAAATGCTTGCATAGCAAACTCATATTCAGTTGGGTCTTCACATTCTATGTAGAGCTTTTTTAAACTAGGGAGAATACCTTGAGAGTCTTCATCTTTTAAACTCCACAAAGGTTCTAAGTCTTTAATATAAAACTCACGAAATAAAGACTGAGTCCTATACCTTCCTTGAACATCTTTTAAAACTTTTTTGTGATCTGGGTAGATCATACTTGGATTCCTTTTAGTTTAACTGATGTTATTATACTATAGTAAATAATATTCTGGTCATCTTCAACAGTTATAAATAAAGTTTTAGCACCTTCTGAATCTATATAAACTTCTAAGATTTCTTTAATTTGTACTGGCCCACCTCTATAAAAAGCACATTGTTTTAAATAAATCATCATATTAAAGATAGTCATAGCTTTGGCTGCATTGACTTTATCCGCTTCTATTAAAGGCTGAATAGCTTCTTTTTTGAAACAAACCATACGTATTGGAGCATCTTTACTAAACGCAGCAGCCGAACAAAAAACAAGAAACAGTAATAGGATAAATGTCAAGCATATCTTAAATAAACGCGAATCAAAGTTTTGCATGATTACTAATTATAACATGAAGACACTAAGAAGTCAATAGAACTTATATAGATCCATTGGTGGCAAAAATCTAAGTTATTGAAGTTACTTATATTATTACAGTATGTATATTAATATAAGTACTATAAAGTAATTATAATTATAATATTATAGATTAATATATCTATATAGATATATATTAGCGCGATCTGTGTAGATTGTCAAGCTATAAAAATGTATAGCGCAATTTCTGTTAGTAATTTTTCTTGTCTGTGAAAAAGAATACAGCATAATGCAACCCCCCCTAGCACATATTCACTAATTATATAATATAAAAATATATATTATCTTTTCTGCATATGATAATGGTTCGCACCTACACATATTCATAAATTATATAATATAAATTTATATATTATCTTTTTTGAATGTGAAAATAGAATCCGATTCAGGTTATTGTGATACGTTTAGCCTGTCATATCATAGGGCTAGCCTATTGATATAATTACGTTATACCATGCAAGAACCATGCCAACTATTCCAGCTGGGTTACCCATGCAAAGACTATGCCAATTCATTCATATCTACCTATGAAATCTATTCATACTAGGTATGAACAAATCCCTGGGGCTGAATGGTTCATGGTAGGTATGAGTATTATCCCAAAATTAATGCTTTATTTTTGAGCTATTTCGTGCCTATACTAACGTATGTAAATCGGTAATAAAATCTAGTTAAGAATAGTTCTCAATTAGGTAGTTACCTAAAGTAACCGAAGGGTAAAAAAAAATGACAAAGATAAATGAAGAAGAATTCTTTACAGTTTGTAAAGCAATCGCAAAAGCGGATCATACCATTAATTCAGAAAAAGCAGGACAAGAGAACAGATCCTCAAAATTCTTAAATTACATTCAACAATATCCAACAGTGAGAGAAGCTCAAATAGCTTTTTGCATTAGACACAACCACTCAGTTTTTGTAATTGATGAAATAACTGGTACAAGAAAGTTACAGGAGGGACAAAATGGGGGTTTACCTAAAGGAACATTAAAGAAAATGTTTTCACAAGGTATACGTGCAGAATATGCTGTAGGTCAAGAAAAGTTTAGGACATTTACAAAATGGCAAGAAGTTGTAGAAGCAGGTAAAAAACAAAAATCAGAATATAGAATTAAATATGAGGAATACATGAAAGCACTTAGTGAGAATTTTATTACTGAAAATCAAAGTAATCTAGATAAACTAGGGGAATTTGTTAAGACTTTTAAATAAGTTTATCAAGCTTTAAAATCTAGCAGGAGGTTCTGCCTGAATACCGGCAGGCCCTTTTGCTTGCCTGTTTTTAGGTTTTCAGTTACCTAAAGTAACTCACTATTAATAATAGGAGTATATCGAAATGGCTAAGATTAGATATCATAATATTGATGGCGAAATACGTGTAACCTATGACAACCAGCGCATAGGTACGATTGTATTCAGTACGTCAAAAGAATTGGGTTGTCGATACAATGGCAAGTATGATGCTATCATTAACCCTATCATAGGTAAGCAATACAAGCCATTGCATAACGTATCTATGTTGGAAGCTATGAGGTATTATAATCAATTCAATTGGCGTAGTATGATTGACGTAGTAGGTTCCTTTATTCCTACTCAACAATGGGAACCTCCAAAGGGTAGACAAGTACACAAAAATAGGTGGAGTCATGCTATATAAATATTTTAAAAGTTGTGCAACAAAACATTTAATGGCAACACTAGCATTATGTTTTTTAGTGTTTAGTATTTATAATGTGTTGTTAACATTTTAATACGCAACCGAAGCAATCCCTGGAATTGAAAAAATTTTTTTTAAAGGAGAGGTAGTATGAACAATCAAGAAAAATTTATAAGAGCATTAATATTAAAGGGAATAGATGATTTGTATTGGGAGTATGACCGAATGTCTAATGATGGAAAAGATACATTAGATACTCTGGCTAAAACATTAGCTCCATCTTTATTAGTGGGACTTCCTATAAATGAGGGGTTAAAATAATGTGGAATGGCACATTGCGTGAAAGATATGAGATATATGTAACAGCTATGGAAGAGTTGGGACTACCATACAAATCATTTGATGAGTGGTTGGAGGAATGAGAAATGACAAGACTTTCTGTTAAGGTACTGATAGGAATTAGTATGTTCCTTTGTGTTGCATTAACTTTTGTTATTGCAGTTTTAACCTTTATTGTATTGGGAGATATACCATGTCTATGATAGAAAAATATACAGATAGAACAACAATGTATTATATACAGCATAAGTATATATATGGTTGGGATTTTTTATCTGAAGGGTTAGAGAATGAATCATTTGATACTTTAGCTCAAGCTAAAAAAGAGATAGAAGATTTTGTAAAAACTACAGAAGAAGCGGTGCGTGTAGGACATATGGAAGATGCATTCACTGCTGATGAATTGCGTGTAGTTAAAATAACTAACATCAAAACAACAGAGGTAATAAAATGAATGATAATTTAACAGGAAATCTAAATGGTTTAGATGAACTGAATATGATTTTACGTGTTAAAAAATCTGGAATAGTTGGGGAGTTACATCCTATATGTAGGATTTCTAAGTTATTGTGTAATCTTACAGGTAAAAAAATGTTAACTTCTAATGCTATGAGTAGTATTCGTAAGCTAGGGTATTCAGTTAGATTAATAGAGGAGTTATAATACCATGAGTATAAAACCAAACATGAGTCGCTATGTATTTTATGAGATACCTAACAACGTATCAGGTAGATTTTTTATAAAATTATTAAAGCGTTATTTAAATAAAGACAGATGGAGTATCTTAGTTAAAGGACAACACATGACTGAGGAAGGTAAGAAGGATAGCTATGCTCAGTATTATGGGCAATCAATTGAGCAATCAACTCACCTAAGAGTCTATATAAATGACAAGTTACCCAAGGTAACTGAAGAAACTGTTACGACTACACCTCTTGAGAAAGAGTTTGAAGGTAGAGATGATAGGTTTAATCAAGCTATGAAAAATATTTTTGGAGATAACTATAATGTACGATCCTAATAGAGATAAGTTTGTTAATCGAATTATAATATTGCTAGTAGTAGCAACTGTAATCTATGTAGTACTAGGGGTAAATGAGTACCCTATTTTTTAACCAACGTGAAAGGAACTAAGACTATGAAAAATCCACTAGGTAAAACAGCAGACATCAATGCTCCATATGCAGTCTTTAAAGGACCAGCAGGGTTTGAATGGAGAGTCCTAAAGTCTTACAAGCTACCTAAGAATGAAGGGATATATGGGAGATGGTTTGTTGCCGCAAAATCTGACATGACGTATGATAGATTTGAGTATGGTGACACATACATCAGTGAGATACTTGAGTATGGTAATCTATCAGAAGCAACTCCAGAATTTTTAAATGCTTATAGTAATATAAGTTTTGGTATGCAGTGGAAGGGTAAGGAGAATGAGTTATATTAAACGACACTACGAAGAATTGTTAGCAGAAAATCAACAGGAATATATTTTATCCCTGGAAAATAACTGGTGGTTTAAATTTAAAAGTATGTGTAGAAACATGTGTAGAAAGAGGTAAAACACAATGAAAATATTCTCTATAAATCAAGATGCTAAGACTATCAAAGGAGTTAAGTATGGCTACCTATCAGGCATACAGTATCTAGCTCCAACTTGGATATCTGGGTACAATATGTGTGCATCATCATCTGATGGTTGTGAGAAAGCTTGTCTGTATAGTGCTGGTAGAGGTAGGTTTAACAACGTACAACAAGCACGTATACGTAAAACCAAACACTTCATGGAACATAGAAAAGAACACATGAATTTTATGAGGGTTGACATAGGAAGATTAAGACGTAAAGCAAAACGTGAAAGGTTAATTCCAGTGGCAAGACCTAATGGTACAAGTGATTACCCTTGGGAAAAAACAGGGGTAATTGAGGCTGAGCCTGACATACAGTGGTATGATTACACTAAGATACTTAAACGTGCTATACTATTTGGGCAAGGAAAGCTACCAAAAAATTATCACTTGACATTTAGTAGATCAGAAGATAACTGGTCTGATTGTGTAGTAGCATTAAAGAACATGTGTAATGTTGCTGTTGTATTCAGAGATAAGATCCCTACATCATACAAAGGATATGAAGTTATTGTTGGTGATGACAGTGATCTAAGATTCTTAGATAAGTTTAAGTCATGGGAAACTGGTGGAATTGTAGGGTTAAAAGCAAAAGGATCAGCAAAAAAGGACAAGTCAGGTTTTGTAGTTGACTAATTATAGATTATAATATATGACTTATATAATATAAGTACTATATTAATATAATTATAATAATTATTATAATTAATAGAAAGGATATATTAATATTATGAATAACATTAATGTATTGTCACTGTTTGATGGTTGTTCAGGAGCACACCAAGCTTTGTGTGATGCAGGGATTAAAGTTAAACACTACTATGCTAGTGAAGTAGATAAGTATGCAGTGAAAATTACTCAGAAGAATTTTCCGCATACGATTCAGTTGGGAGATGTTAGAGATGTAGTGTGGAAAGACAAACATCTTCATAGGCATTTGCAACCGCCTATAGATTTACTAATCGGTGGTAGCCCATGCCAAGATTTATCTTTTGCGGGTCACCAAAAGGGTTTAGTCGATGGCACTCGCTCTAATTTGTTCTATGAGTATGTTCGTATACTCAAAGAGCTAATAGAAATTAATCCTGATCTTATCTTTTTGTTAGAGAATGTAAGAATGTCAAAAGAAAATGTACAAAAAATGTCAGAGGCTTTAGGTGTAGAACCTATCACTATTAATTCTAACTTAGTGTCTGCTCAGAATAGACATCGTTTGTATTGGACTAACCTAAAAAATGTAGGTGCTCCTAAAGATACAGGTATTATGTTAAAAGATATTTTAATTGATGGGTTAACTGATCGTCAGAAAAGTCATTGCCTAGATGCAAACTATTTCAAAGGGGGTAATTTAAAATCTTACTTTGAAAAACACAGGAGACAATTAGTCTTTTCAAAAGATGGTTTATGTCATGTAGGAGATGCCGATAACATCAATGGATTTGACTCTGTTAAACGAGTGTATCATGCCAACGGGAAAGCTCCGACACTAACCACAGTACAAGGGGGTAATCGACAACCCAAAGTATTTATCGAACCATACAATTACCGAAAGCTCTTGCCTTTAGAATGTGAAAGACTGCAAGGTTTTCCTGACAATTACACAGAAGGTGTATCAAATACTCAGCGTTATAAGATGCTGGGTAATGCGTTCAATGTTATGACTATAACACACATATTAAACCAACTTAAAAAAGGAGAAGACCATGAGTAAAACTAAAAATAATACGAAGACCCCAGAGCAAATTTTAAATAATAGAATAATTGTGATAGGTCCAGATAAAAAAACAGAGAAGCTTTTAAAACAAAAAATTATAAAGGAAGTTATAGCAGGAGTAAAAACAAATGCCTGAGATAGAATTTGAAACTACTTTAAACCAAGATCAACGTATAATTGTTAATGCTGATGTTGATCTTCCTTGTAACAGGTATACGAATGATCCAGATAGCGACTCAGGAGATGTTGAAATAAATTCAGTTGAACTTATCTTGACAGATGAAAATCAAGAACAAGTTAAGACTATTGCATTTGACATAGATGATCTCTATACTAGAAGTTCATGTGGTAAATATTATACATCTGTGTATGATGACATATGTGAACTTGCTTTTGAGGAAGCTTACGAACAGTGGAACTAAAACTATTAGGATAAAATTATGGTAAAAATTTATAACAAACGTACAAGAGAGATTGATAAAGGTAAAGATGGGATGTATAGGTTATGGGTACAGATGAGTAGTCGTAAACTAAACTTTATAGATAACTTTAAACTAAAACATGTTAAAAATCCTGAGTTTTCTACACCTGTGTGGGTACTTGCCGCAGTTAGTAAATCTAAACTTTATATTATTAATGCTAACAACAAGTATGCGTACAAAGAAGAGTGGAAAGCTCCCTCTCTAAGAGGTAGGAGATAACATATGCGTTGTTATATATGTAATAGAGCACTAAAGGTAGGAGAAATATCTGTAGATAAAAGAACTGCTAAGTATAAGCCTTGCTCTACGTGTCTAGATGAAATACAGCAGACTATTGCTGAAGATATTTACAATAGCTATAGTGTGTTTGATTTTTTAATAACAAGGACAAAGGATAAGGAGTGATGGAACATCCACGCACTAACGAAAAGTTTATTAAACATATAGCCTGTGATCATTGTGGTAGCTCAGATGCTAACGCTGAATATGAACATAGTTATTATTGTTACAGTTGTGAAACTTATATACGAAAGGATACTGATGATATGAATGTTGTTGATATTGTCAATCATGTACAAGACCCTACTCTATTTGACATTGAAGGAACATATGTTGGTCCTCTTAATGATAGGAAATTAACTAAAGATACCGTTGCACACTTTGATGTTAAGTTAGCTGTTACGAATGGAGTTGTAGTAAAACACTACTACCCATACTGTACCTCTGAGGGTGATAAGATAGCTCATAAAATACGCAACGTATCAGAGAAAGCTTTTATTACTGAGGGTAACATAAAGAATGCGGTTCTCTTTGGACAAGATAAGTTTACATCTGGGGGTAAGTATATAACTATTTGCGAAGGTGAGATAGATACCTTGTCTGTGTTCCAGATGAATGGGTCTAAGTTTCCTACTGTTGGTGTACGATCAGCTACCTCTGCTTATAAAGATTGTAAGAAAAACTTTGAGTGGTTAGATAGTTATGGTCAGATAGTTATTTGTATGGATAACGATGACCCAGGAAAAAAAGCAGCCAAAGCTATAGCCTCTTTGTTTCCTAAAAAATCTAAGATTATTAAACTTAAATACAAAGATGCAGGAGAATATTTAACTAAAGATAAAACGCAAGAGTTTAGCAGTGCATGGTGGGCGGCCGAACAATATAAACCTGATGATATTCTATCTGGGTTTGATAAAATGTGGGAGATAGCCCAACAACCAAGAGCTATTGCGGTCTTTGAATACCCTTGGAGTAAGGTTAATAAACTAACTTATGGTATTCGTAGCTCTGAGTTTGTGGTAATTACTGCTGGCTCTGGTATGGGTAAGACACAAGTGACAAGGGAGATAGTTCACAACTGTTTAAAATCTACAGATAAAAATGTAGGTGTGATATACTTAGAAGAAACGGCATGGGAAACTGCACATGGTGTAGCCTCTGTTGAATGTGATAAGCCTCTTCACTTGCCTGATGTACACTGTACTGAAGATGAGAAGCGTGAGGCATTTCTAAAAACATGGGGTACTGATAGGCTACATACATTGAATGATAGTTGGAGAGATAACAGTCTTGATTACATTAGTGATAAGATAAGGTACTTTGCTAAAGGATTAGACTGTAAACTAATTGTTCTTGATCACATAAGCTTTATGGTTTCTAACCAGAAGGGCGATGAAAGGAAAATGTTAGATGAAATTGCACATAATCTCAAAGCACTTACAGTCGAACTTGATATATGCTTACTCGCAGTCTCACATACCAAGAGACAAAACACAAAACCTCTTGAAGAGGGCGGCCAAACAAGTCTCTCAGATTTACGAGGAACAGCAGGGATTGGACAACTTGCAAACATCGTTATTGGATTGGAACGAAACGGACAGGCAGACGATGAGCGTGAGAGGCACACAACTCTCTTGCGAGTGTTAAAGAATAGATACAGTGGTTTAACAGGGCCAACCTCATACTTGCACTATGATCAGTTTACTGGTAGACTTAGTGAGGTAGAAGAAAAGGAAGAAAATGTCTAAACGCACAGTAATATGTGACATTGAAGCAGACGGCTTGCTATATAATGTTACTCAAATCTGGTGCATAGTATGTAAAGATTATAATACAGGTGAAATATTTACTTGGACTCCTGATACCTTACATGAGTTCAGTGAGTTTGTTTTAACTGTAGATCAGTGGATTGGACATAATTTTATAGCATACGATGCCAAAGTAATTAAAAAATTACTAGGTTTAAAGATTAAACTAAGTCGTATCACTGATACATTGCTAGTGTCTCGCCTACAGTCGTACTCCCGTCAAGGTGGACATTCCCTTGCGGCATGGGGGCATAGGTTGCAGTACCCTAAGTTAGATTATAAAGACTTTTCTGTGTACTCAGATGAGATGCTAGACTACTGTATCAATGATGTTGAGTTAACGTACAAGGTAGCATGTTATTTAAAGTTAGAAGGCAAAGGGTTAGGAAGCGAAAAAGCAAGCAAGATTGAGCACTATAGCCAGTACTTATTAGAAGAACAATCAGAGTATGGGTTTGCTTTGGATGTGCGTAAAGCTCATCAACTTTTTGTCATGTTTCATAACAAAGCTAATGAATTGGAAAGAGAAGTACTATCTGAAATAAAACCAAGAGTAAAATTTATTAAACAAGTAACCCCTAAGTACACTAAGCAAGGGGTACTGTCTAAAGTAGGGTTAAGAATGTATGGTGATGAATACATTACTGTTGGGGGTAGTTTTAGTCTAGTTGAATGGCAAGACTTTGCCTTAAAATCCCCTAAACAAAAAGTTGAAAGACTAGAGCCATACTGGAAACCTACTGTTAGAACTAAAGGGTATCGAAAACTTACACAAAAATTAAAAGATAAAGAGATAACGCAAGAACAATTTAAAGATAAACAAAAGTATATGTGGCAACTCTGTGAAGAAAACTTTAACACTATAAGTGATGAAGCTCCTCAATCCTTAAAAAAATTAGGGGATTATGCTATGTATATATCTAGGTATAAGGAAGTAGAGGGGTGGTTAGATGCTCTTGGTAATGATAATAGGGTACATGGTAATGTGTTTTCTATTGGTGCTATCACACACAGGATGGCACATAATTCACCTAACATGGCTAATATTCCTGGTATTTCTTCACCGTTTGGTAAGGAATGTAGAGAGTGCTACACAGTAAGTAGCCCTGATACGCATGTTCTGTTAGGTTGTGATGCTTCTGGCATCCAGTTACGTATCCTTGCCCACTATATGAACGATAAAGATTATACAAAGGAAGTCGTGGAAGGGGATATTCATTCTAAAAATTTAGAAGCTATGGGTATAGACAAAGGGGTATACAATGAGGACACAAGAAAATGGTCAGCAAGAGATATTGCGAAAACTTTTATATACGCTTGGCTTCTCGGAGCAGGAGATGAAAAAGTCGGACTTATCTGTGGGGGTGACAGTGCTTTCGGAAGAAAGGTCAAAGACCAGTTCCTTTCTTCTTTACCTTCCCTCGCAAAACTTAAACGTAAAGCAGCAAATGCGGCTAAATCTGGGAGACTTACAGGACTAGATGGAAGACAAATAGAATTAAAATCTGCACACTTTGCTTTGTCTGCTTATCTACAAGGAGCAGAGTCCTGTATTATGAAGTATGCTATGTTACTATGGCATAGTAGAGTTAAAGAAAAAAATCTAGATGCTAGACAAGTAGCAGTTGTCCACGATGAATTTCAAATTGAAGTAAGAAAGGAACACGCTGATGAGGTAGGTAAAATTGTAGTACGATCAATTCAAGATGCTGGAAAATATTTTAAACTTCATTGTCCTATGGATGGTGAATATAAAATAGGAACAAACTGGTATGAGACACATTAAATACGTTGACACTTAAATTAGTATTGAGTATACTAAAGTATATATATATATATGAAAGGAACTAAATATTATGGCTATAACAAGCAGTGAAATTCTTAAAGGGGTAACTTTATATTGGCCCTTCCTCGCTAAGAAAAATGAGATGGCTGGTAAATATACTTGTGACCTTGCCAACCTAGACAAAGGGCAGATCAAAACCTTACAGGATATGGGTCTTGGTGAACGTGTTAGAACTAAAGATGATGATAGAGGTATGTTTATTACCTGTAAGTCTGCCAAGCAGCCAATGGTAGTTAATCCTAAAGGTACGGCAGTTAATGGTAACATTGTAGGCAATGGTAGTGAAGCAGATGTTAAGGTACAAGCCTACACAGGTAGCTATCCTGGTACTTTTGCTGGGTTGGGGGTAGTTATGGTTACCCAACTAGTGGAGTTTAATTCCTCAGAGAATGAAGAGGATGAAGATGAAGATACAATCGAAGATGTTATGAAAGATTTTGATATAGCATCATAACTTAAACTAATAGGGCCAAGGTTGTGAGATGACGGGTAGCGTAATTGCCTTGGGAGCTAGTGAGAGGTGGTAGCCTAGCATTTTAGGAAGGTTAACATGGAAAATAAACTAGAAAATTTAGTAGATGACATCTATAATATCATAGATAAAGGCTTTTACCCAGGAAATGGGTCTGATAATTTAGAAAAATTAGGAGAGGATGTTAAACGTGCTGTAATTAAACAGTTACACCCTGATTTACGTCAACGTAATGACAAATTACGTATGTCAAACTTAGGTAAGAAAGATAGACAACTTTGGTATGAAATAAACAGTGATAATCGTGAAGAGTTTCAACCTCAAGTACGTTTAAAATTTCTTTTTGGGGATATCATTGAAGCTTTACTTATCTATTTAACTAAGGAAGCTAAGTATGAGGTGACGCATGAACAGGCTGAAGTGGAGATTGATGATGTTGTGGGGCATATGGATTGTAAAATTAATGGTGTTATGGTTGACATTAAAAGTGCATCTTCATTCAGTTTTAAAAAGTTTCAAGATGGTACACTAACAGACAACGATCCTTTTGGTTACATTGGACAGATAAGTGCGTATGCTTACGCTGAAAAATGTAAGGAAGCTGGCTTCTTAGTCATGGATAAACAGTTAGGTAAGTTAACCTACATGCCTGTTAAAGATATGATTAATGTTCCTGAACGCATTAAGAAAATAAAACAAGTTATAGCTGAAGAAGCTCCACCACCTGAAAAATGCTATGCTCCAGTAGAGGATGGAAAATCAGGCAACTATAAACTTGACTTTGGTTGTTCTTATTGTCCATTTAAACATGAGTGTTGGGCTGATGCTAATGATGGTAAAGGTTTGCGTACTTTTTTATATAGTACAGGGCCAAGGTTTCTTACTTCTGTAGGAAGGGAACCTAATGTCCATGAAATTTCGTAGTGGATTAGAAGTAAGAATAGCACAACAATTAAAAAATAATAAAATAAAGTTTAAGTACGAAACTTTAAAGCTACCTTATGTTTCTAAACATAATTACATTCCAGATTTTATATTACCTAATGGAATTATTATAGAAGCTAAAGGTAGATTTACCTCACAAGATAGAAGTAAACACTTACTAGTAAAGGAACAAAACCCTACAGTAGATATCCGTTTTGTATTCTCTAACTCTAAAGCTAAGTTATACAAAGGAAGTAAAACAACTTATGCTGCATGGTGCAGTAAATATAATTATCTATACGCAGATAAAAAAATACCAAAGGAATGGTTACAATGAGAGATCATTTAGTAATATTTGATACACAAATTAAACCTAACTCTGACACAAGACACATTGATGCTATAGGTAAGTACCTAGTTCGACATCAACCAGAAGTTATAGTTGTTATTGGGGATTGGTTTGATATGCATAGCCTTAGTAGTTATGATAGGGGAACTAAGAATGCAGAAGGGGCCAGGTATTCAGATGATATTGCATGTGGGATTAAAGCACTAAAGCAATTATTTAAAAATATTAAAGAGCACAATAGGTACTGTGCTAAAAGTAAAAAGAAAAAATACATACCTGAGTTACACTTTACTATTGGTAACCATGAAGAAAGAATTATGCGTCATGTGAATGCAAATCCTTTGTTACATGGTATGTTAAGTTATGACAATTTAAAATTAAAAGAGTTTGGATTTAAAGTACACAACTTTTTAGCTCCAGTAATTATTGATGGTGTTGAGTACGTACATTTTGTACAAAATAGAAACACTCCTAATCCTAAATCATCTAGTAAGGTGTCAATGGACCAAACTAAAATGTCAGTAACACAAGGACACAGACCTTGTTTAGATATCAGTACTAGTTGGGCAGATGATAAAGGTATGATGTGGTCTATAACTTGTGGTTCAAGTTACTTAGACGATGAAAAATATAAGGGATCTCAAGGTAATAAACATTGGAGAGGAATTGTACACAAACGCAATGTAGAAAATGGGGATTTTGATCCTACCTTTATAAGATTATCCAGCTTAATAAAGGATTATTAGAATGATATACTATGACGCAGAAGAATTAAGGTATGCTATTTGTGATAGGTATACAGCAGAAGAGATTGTAGAACTTTTAGATATATCTTCAGAAGAAATATATGACATACTTAAAACTAAAATTGAAAAAAATATGGATTGCTTTGAGTTAATTAATTTAGACACTGGATATTTTTATACAGATTATGAAGATGAAAAAGAAACTAAAAAAACTTATGAAGAGTAAGAATTTCTATGCGTTAGCCTTAGTTGACGCATTCTTTAGACCTAAAATAGTTCAAAGTAAAAAGAAGTACAGTAGAAAAGGTAAGAATAAAAATGTTCTTTAAGAAAGAGGTAGAAGAGACACAAGACTTTTGTGATCAATATGAATTAATTTATAACCCTGACCCCTTTGTCAACAGGATGAATTTAATTATTAGGTTAATCAGAGAGTTAGAAGTGTCTAGTGTAGATGTAAGTAAAGAACTCTTATATGATAGTATTAAACTTACGTTGAAAAGCTTACGAGAAAATCATAAGGAAGAGGATACTATAGATGTACACACAATTACCCACTGATAAAATAACCTATGGTCCTCAAGTTAAAGAATGTGAGGAACTCCATGCTTCTAAATACAGATTACCTCACGAGTCTTTTGAAGAAGGAACTATACGTAATGCAGCATCTATGGCAGACGATGAAGAGCATCGTCAAAAACTTAAATCCATTTTCAAAGAGCAACGCTTTATGCCAGCAGGTAGAGTACAGGCAGCGATGGGTAGCCCTAGAAAGATTACAGCTTATAATTGCTTTGTCAGTGGATTTGTCGAAGACTCTATGGACAGCATCATGGACAAAGCCAAAGAAGCTGCTGAGACAATGCGGCGTGGTGGTGGTATCGGTTATGATTTTAGTCGTATCCGTCCCAGTGGTGACCGTATTGTCAGTCTTGATAGTAGTGCTTCTGGTCCCGTTTCTTTTATGCGAATTTTTGATGCAGTATGTAGAACTATTGTTAGTGCAGGACACAGACGAGGAGCTATGATGGGTGTACTCAGGGTTGATCACCCTGATATTGAAGAGTTTATCAGAGCTAAACGTAATGAGAATGACTTAACTAACTTTAATATATCTGTTGGTGTAACAGATGAGTTTATGAATTGTGTACATGGTGGAAAACTTTTTAGTCTTACATTTAAAGGAAAAGTATATAAACAAATAGATGCTGGGATGTTATGGGATGAGATTATGCGGTCAACATGGGATTGGGCAGAACCTGGAGTTTTGTTTTTAGATCATATTAATAATGATAATCCTTTGTATTACTGTGAGACTATAGAAGCTACTAACCCATGTGGAGAACAACCACTTCCACCTTATGGTGCTTGTTTGTTAGGTTCTTTTAACCTTGTTAAGTATATACAACCTCATCCTACCGCTACTGAAGGGTACAGTTTTAACTTTAATTTATTTAAAGAAGACATTCCTTTTGTAGTACGTGCAATGGATAATGTTATAGATCGTACTTACTACCCTCTTAAAGCTCAAGAGAAAGAAGCTCAAGCAAAACGCCGCATGGGATTAGGAGTAACAGGATTAGCTAATGTACTTACTCTACTTGAGTATAAGTATGGGTATAATGCTAAACGGTTTACTCGACAGGTAATGAGAACACTGTGTTTAACAGCTTACGAATCTAGTTCTGATATCGCTGTTGAAAAAGGTTCCTTTCCTCTGTATAATAAAGAAAAGTACTTAGACAATAATTTTATGAAAAAATTTCCTGATGAGTTAAAATTAAAAATATCTAAACAAGGTATGCGTAACAGTCACTTGACAAGTATAGCCCCTACAGGTACAATTAGTTTTACAGCAGACAATGTATCATCAGGCATTGAGCCTGTCTTTGCCCATGAACTTAATCGTACTGTCCTTACAGAAGTAGGTTCAAAAATTGTAAAGTTAAAAGATTATGTATACAATTATTATAATATTAAATCTGAGACTACAGATAGTTTATCTATAATTGACCACCTTGAGATCCAAGAGGCAGTACAACCTTGGGTAGATAGCGCAGTGTCTAAGACTATTAATGTTGGAGATGATGTACACTTTATAGAGTTCAAAGAAATCTACTCAGTGGCATGGAGAAATAAATTAAAAGGAGTAACTACATTTAGACTATCAGGTAAAAGGTATGGTATATTAAACAAAGTCGAAGCTGAAGAAGGTACAGCTTGTTTTATTGACCCCGAAACAGGACAAAAGGAGTGTGCTTAATGTTAGATAAAGACCCAATAGTACAAAAAGTAATGGACCGTATGAGTGTACGTAGTGAAGAAGGTATGAAAAAATATGGATGCACAATGGAGCGTACAGATTTAGGAACTAGTGAATGGATAGACCATGCAATTGAAGAAGCATTAGACTTTGCAGTGTACTTAGAAAGATTAAAAAAGGATGTACTTAGGAATGCCATCAAAAGCCCATAACCTATTAGTAAAATATTGTCAGGTATATTCTATGTGGCTTAACGCTTTAAATAAAGCCCCAGGTTGTAACCTTCCTACACCTAAAGAAAGAACTGAATGGCATCAAGCTACAAAAGAAATCTATGATTATACGGGTATCCCTTATCCCGAATGGATAGCTAAAGAACTTAGGGCTATAAAGTAATATTTATCTTATGTTGAAATTAATTTTGTTATCATTAATTCTTTCTGGATGTGCTGCAATTATGCCAATTGCTTCAACGGGTGGGTATCTCAGATCAGAAATCCAGATCAAAAATCTTGAGGATCAAGTTAAAGAAAATAATAATATAATCGACTTTTTATTAGACTACCATAAGGAGTTACAGTAATGGACCAATTAAGAGAAGACTACTTTAAGATGGAAGCTAGGCGTAACTCTGCTGAGTTGTATCTAAAGACTGAGCGTGAGAAAAATAAAGAATTTATGGCTACCATTAAAATATTACGTGAGGAGAAAGAAGCACTAGTCGCTCTTCTCTGCCACATACAGCAGAAGTATGGAGTTGGAGCTAACACACAGATATCGGAGGTTATAGATGATTCAAGAGTTAGTACTTGCTAGTATTTTAACAGTTACTCCTAACCCTCAAGCCCATTGTCTAGCTTTAAATGTTTATCATGAAGCTAGGAACCAATCATTTGCTGGGCAGTTAGCAGTAGCGAATGTGGTTATTAACAGAGTTAATGATGAAAGATTTCCGAACACAATATGTGAGGTAGTCACTCAAGG